AGAGATAGGACAGCTCACTTAATTCGCCAACATTTTAAGGGAGACTTTGATTGTAAAAAAAGATTTCCTAAAGGCGATAACAAAGAATCTTTTCCCCAGCTTAGAGTATTGAAACTACCAATAGAGGGATTAGAAAGGGAAGAAACTCCCGATGAAAAAGTAGAAATAGAAGATAAAAAGGAGATAGTATGACGAAAAAGATACCAAGTGTTTGTGTATCACTGCCAGCTTACGATCAAATGCACGTGGACACATGTTTATCATTACTAAAATTGTTTGATAAATTTACACAAGCAAAAATAAAAACAACGATTAATACATTTAAATGTCCGTATATTGGATATGGAAGAAATGTATTGACAGCATTATTTTTAGAATCAAATTTTGATTATCAATTATTTGTAGATGCTGATGTAGCTTTTGAACCAGCGATTGTAGGACGAATGATAATGGCTGAGAAAGATTTTATTTGTTGTCCATACAGAAAGAAAACTCAGGATAATTCTATAAAATATTCTGTAAACTTTAAGGATCATAAAAATATAAACATAGATTCAAAAGGAATTTGTGAAATTAAAAGAGGACCTGCAGGTTTAACTTTAATTCACAGAAGAGTGTATGAACAATTGATGGCTAAACACCCTGATTTACATATTAAAAATTACAGCGCTATCCCAGAGTCAGCAGCAAAATATCTTTTTAATTTTTGGGAGACAGAGTTTAAAGACAATATTTGGATAGGTGAGGACGTTAAATTTTGTGATTTAGTAGAAAAAGCTGGGTTTAAATTTCATGCGATTGTGGATGGAGAGACGACACACTATGGAACTATGGGTTACGTAGGTAAATTAGTGGATACATTTCAAAAATCAAATGGCAAAGATAACTAAAATTTTTGGTCCACCTGGCACAGGTAAGACTTACAGATTACTCCAACGAGTAAAAGCTTACGTTCGAACTGGTACTCCATATCACCAGATTGGATATTTTGCTTTTACTAAAAAAGCCTCAGGAGTAGCACGGGATAGGGTGGGAGTTTCGGAAAAACAAGTTCCATACTTCCAAACTATCCACGCGTTTTGTTTTCATCTTCTGAGCATGAACGAGGAACAAATAATGCAGCCTTACAATTATGAAGAGATAGGAAAACTTTTAGGCATTCGAGTAAATTATTCTGATAAATATAACGAAGAACAAACACATTATCTAACTTGTAACAACCCATACTTTCAAATGATAGGTAAAGCGATTAACCTGGACATAGATATTAAAGAATTATTTAACAGGAACGAACATGATAGAAAAGTTATTGATTGGGGATCATTAAAAAACATAGCCATAACTTTAAAAGAGTATAAAAAAATAAATGAAATAATGGACTTTAATGATTTAATAAAAACATTAATACAGAAACAAGATAAGATACCAAATTTAAAAGCTATATTTATAGATGAAGCACAAGATCTATCCCCATTACAATGGAAATTAGTTGACATATTAAAAAATAAAACAGAGCATTTATATTTAGCTGGTGATGACGATCAGGCTATTTATGCTTGGGCTGGAGCTGACGTAAATAGATTTATCACTGAACCTGGTAGAGAAATTATTTTAAAACATTCAAGAAGAATATCAAAAGCTGTACAACAACAATCAGAAATACCCATTAGTCGTATATCAGGCATCAGGAAACTTAAAAAATATTTACCACGACCTGTCGAAGGATCAGCACAACACATAAATAATTTAGGTCAAGTAAACTTACAACAAGGTAATTGGTTAATTTTATCTAGAACAAAAAGTAATTTACTTACTATCATGGAAGAACTTAGACGTAAAAATTTATATTATCAAAGTAACAAAGGTAAAAGTTTTATTGTTGGAATATACAACGCCGCTGTAGCTTATACAAAATGGAAAGCAGGGGATAACTTAGAAGCTTCAGAAATAAATGATATACGAGATTACATACCCAACGCTAAATTTTGGAACAAAGAAAAAGAGTGGTATGATGTATTCACTGCAGCTCCACACAAAGAAGTTTTGTATATTAGAAACATGTTAGCAGCAGGGGAAAAATTAAATGGTAAAGCAAGAATATTTGTTTCTACAATTCATGCAGCAAAAGGTGGGGAAGAAGATAATGTAATTTTATCTTTGCATCAAAGCATTGACAAACAAGATGAAGAGCATAGAGTGTGGTATGTGGGCATTTCTAGAGCGAGAAATAATCTATATAAACTAAAAGCTAAAAAAGTAATAAAGGAGTATAAGCTATGACAAATAAAGATATGTTCAAAGGAACAGCATACAAATCTTTAGAAGAACAAGTGGGCGGAAAACATTATCGTTCGATGAAAATTCAACCAGCACATTTTATAAATGAAAACAAACTTTTGTTTGCGGAGGGCAACGCTATAAAATATATTTGTAGACACTCTGTCAAAGGAAAAGAAGAAGATATAAAAAAAGCCATACATTATTTAGAGATGATAATAGAGAGGGATTATTCATGAAGTTACCAAGTTACATGCAGGCGCAAACAGAATGGGTGATGCATACAGAATATCCTGACTTAAGAGACTATGATGAAATAGCTATTGACTTAGAAACAAGAGATACAGATTTAAAATCATTAGGATCAGGTGCAGTAGTAGGACGTGGAGAAGTTGTTGGTATCTCAGTAGCTGTCCAAAATGGGTCTTGGTATTTTCCTATCGCTCATGGCACAGGTCCAAACTCTGATCGAGATAAAACTATAGAATGGTTTAAAGATATTTTAAATTGTCCAGCCACAAAAATATTTCACAACGCTATGTACGACGTATGTTGGATACGTAATTTAGGCTTAAAAATCAATGGTTTAGTGGTTGATACCATGATCGCCTGTTCACTTCTAGATGAAAATAGATTTTCATACACTTTGAATACTTTGTCATGGCATTTTTTAAACAAAGGTAAAAATGAAAGAGCACTTAACGAAGCTGCTAAATCACGAGGACTTGATCCAAAAGCTGACATGTGGCAACTACCTGCAAGTGAAGTTGGAGCTTATGCAGAAAAAGATGCTGAACTAACTTTTGAACTTTGGCAATGTGTAAAAACAAAAATAGTTGAAGAGGATCTGCAAGATATATTTAATCTTGAGACAGATCTTTTTCCTTGTTTGGTTGATATGCGTTTCCTAGGGGTGCGGGTAGACGTTGAAGCAGCGAATCAATTAAAAAAAGAATTATCCACCAGAGAAGAATTACTCCTACACCAAGTACAAAAAGAAACAGGAGTAGATACTCAGATATGGGCCGCAAGATCAATTGCCAAAGTTTTTGACAAATTAAATTTACCCTACGATAAAACCGAGAAAACACAGTCACCTTCATTTACAAAAAACTTCCTCTCTAATCATGCGCATCCAATAGTTAAAATGATAGCACAGGCTAGAAAATTAAACAAGGTTAACACTACATTCATAGATACAATATTAAAACACGAACACTGTGGAAGAATACATGCAGAAATAAATCAAATTAGATCTGATGATGGTGGCACTATTACTGGAAGATTTTCATATCAAAATCCAAACCTACAACAAATACCTGCAAGAGATCCAGATACCGGGCCGTTAATAAGAAGTTTATTCATACCTGAAGAAGGCATGAAGTGGGGTTGTTTTGATTACTCGCAACAGGAACCAAGACTAGTTGCACACTACGCATTAAGATTTGGATTAAGTTCTGTAAATCAAATTGCAGATTCTTATGACTCAAATCCTAAAACAGATTTTCATAGAATTGTAGCAGAGATGGCAGAGATACCTCGAAGTCAAGCTAAAGTAATTAATTTAGGATTGTTTTATGGTATGGGTAAAGCAAAACTCCAAGCAGAGTTAGGTGTATCTAAAGACAAAGCATCTGCATTGTCAGAAAGATATCACACACGTGTACCTTTTGTAAAACAGTTGATGAATAAATTAATGAATGCTGCATCTAACAAAGGTCAAATAAAAACTTTACTTGGCAGACGATGTAGATTTCCAAAGTATGAACCAGTCCTACGAGGTGATGACTGGGGTAAATACGTGCCTGCAGAAGATCATGAAAGAATGTTAGAGTTACAGCAAATGGGACCAACACTCCTAGACGAAAATGGTAATGATACAGGTAAGAAAAACTATTGGCATAATAATTCTACAAGAAGAGCTTTTACGTACAAAGCTTTGAATAAATTAATACAAGGATCTGCCGCAGACATGACAAAAAAAGCCATGCTAGATCTGTGGAAAGAGGGCATCACACCACATATACAGGTGCACGATGAACTTGATATATCAGTTGAGAACGACGATGAGGCTGCGAAAGTAAAAGAAATTATGGAAAACGCAGTTGAATTAAAAATACCAAACAAAGTGGATTACGAATCAGGGCCAAGTTGGGGAGATATTAAGTAAAGTGTTTCAATGTGTTGAATACGAACTAGATGATAAAATAGTAAAAGAAGTTTTAAAAACTATAAAAAAATATAAAGGCAAAAACTGTTCTGCACAAACTTGCACGCATAATGGTTTTCAGAGTGATAACATACGTAATTTATTTAAATTAGAATTATTAAAAAAGATATTACCCATAAATGAATTATACAAAAAGATAATTCATATTCATTATATAAAATATGAAAGGGGTGGCTATCAAACACAGCACCTACATAAACCAGATGACTATAGTTTCATATTATACTTAAATGATTCAGATGGTGATACGGTTTTAAAAGATCCGGTCAACAAAAGTTTTACCCCTACCAGAGGAAAAATAGTTGTTTTTAATGGTAAAATATTGCATCATGCTGAACCCTCTTTTAAAGGAAAATTAGTTCTAGTGGGGGCAATGAGGTAAAATATGGCTTACTTAAATGCAAACATACCACCAACTTATGCACAAATAAAAAGGGAGTATTTATATGACTTACAAAAACATAAAGGAGAAGTTGAAGACTGTATTATATTTGGTCTATCAGCTATTACAGGACGTAGTATTCTATGGCATGCTATTATGGAAAACGGTGCAATATTTTATCGCTTACCAATTAGCGCGTTTATTCAGAAGGGATTTAAGCCATCCGACGTGCCCTCAAGACGACTTGATGAACTTCAGCTCTGGAATTGTTTTTCTTATTATCCTGCTGTTCATTCTTGGGATATCCTAGACGGACAGGCTGGAAAATACATAGGTAAAGATAAAAAATGGCACCCAGGTAAATATTTATTTACGGTTGATTTTGCTCACCCAGAGAGTAATATACTAGATACTGACCATTCAGAGATACCGCACGAACATAAGTGCGCACACATAATTGCATTAGATGATGGCAATTTTGCAGCACAACCAAATAACAGATGTATATGGGACATACCTTCTTTCACAGTGAAAGATAATATTCCAGATTGGAAAGTGCAAACTAACGAATGGAATGTAGAAGATAGTAGAGCATGGCGGACAGAAGATACCGACAAGTTTTTCTATGAGATCGAGGAGAAGAAAAAATGAGTATAAGATATGCAAAACCAACTAACGTTTGCACAGTGTGTGGTATTCGATTAAGAGGATTGCCATGCGTTGTATGCGTTATAGAAGAAAAGGTGGAGGACAATATGATTAAAAAGATTTGGCAAAAAATAAAATCTTGGATTTGTTTCTGGAAGTAATTTATGGAGATAGCCAGGATGGATTACAGGTTTACAGCGATACTAATAATTTTATTAGTAGCATTAGCTCTTTTTGGAGGACCGAATGTCCAATAAAAAACCGTTAACAATATCAGAGTCGGCAGCCGTCCAAATGCCTATGAAGACGGTTGCCAGCCTGATTGTAATCGTAGCACTCGGCAC